CTACTGTTTATCCTCGTGAGCATAAACACTAAACTAGAAGAATACCCCAACCATGTTTCGCGCCAATGATCTTATTGCCCAATACGAGGAGAAAAGACAACTTGATAATCACACCGCTAGACACCGTAATGCCTACCAATTAGATTTTGATTTGTCTGACCAAAACCTCGACCTGATCAACGCGATTTATGAGCCCTGTATAATCCACCCCAAACCCGGAATCCTTTCAACGTCCCATCCCATCGCCGCTGCCCAGCAACGAATTGCTTCCATTGACGCCTATAGATGGGCCAAAACAAAACTTTCCGAAGGATTGATCGAAATTGGACCAAATCCTGCCTCATTCGCCGCCATCGCGATAGAAGCCAATTATGCCACCACACATGGTTGCACGAAACCTGACGGTCGAGATCAATCTCGTTATATGACTGCCGACTGGAGTAAGAAATTACGTACCTGTCGCGACTCCATGTACCGCGCTGATGTCCAACAACTCCGTCTGAATCAAACCACGAATAAATTTTGTGTCAATGGTTTCCAAAATTGCTTCTTCCGCGCTCCCAACGCAATAGCGGTTCATTCTCTTTACGACATATCCCTACCCCAACTAGCCGCTGGTTTCTACAACCATGGTACCGAACAACTCCGTGCTTGGATGCATCTTCCTTATGAAATGCTACAAGTAGACAACTGGACAAATAAAACCCACCAATTCACGTTCAAAAGTCATCAAGTGAATGGTGTAAAACGTGTCCAATTCGGCTTCCTTAACGACCCTAGTTTTATGTACGAACATGATTATGACACCTGGACTGCCTACATGACAACAAGTTGCTTCAACACACAGTACGGTTTTGCCCTACTCATTGAACGTGTGAAACAACATGGTACCCAGGTGGAATTACGCATCACGAGAACATCACTACAAACAAATATAGTCCACACGATACCCACTGCCCTCTCAAGAATAGTTGCAATACCGAATTTGACCCAACTTGCACGATCCAACTTTTGCTCTAAAGCAAAAGTGACAGTCTTCTACTCCGACGCGAACAAAGTAAATAAGTTAACAGAATACTTATTAGCACGCGACAACAAAGGATTCTCTATGAGTACTTGCCTAGCCTATGCGCGTTCACTCAAAACGCAAGTTAAAGTTGGACAAGTTGTATATGAAGAATTCTGGGATATAACCCGTGATTTTAACGACATTTGCGTGTCTGTTTTCGTCATGTGTGAATTCCAAAGACAAGTAGGAAATGAAGTCTTAATGCGATCGTTCAGACATATGGATAAAATCCGTGAACACAAAGGTATCCTCAGCACAATCTTTGATAAAATTTATGATGTAATCTTTCCCCTCCATGTCCACGAAATTAAAGAAAAATTTGCGAAAACTCCCGAAGGTGTTCTTTCTGATTCCACTCAATCAAGAAACCACTTCGCAAAATTGACCATCCACTTCTTTGACGACCTGACCTACTCCGGTAGCACCGATCACACCGAAATACAAATTCCTCACATGGTCACCTTCCTCGACGAACCTATTGTCTCACTGCCCTATAACACACCTGCTCTCGCAATCAAATCACCCGAGGACAGTCCACAGTGGGTAGTAGACATGGGTTTCCAAACTGGCCCGGCAATACCTTTTACCTATGATAACTGGCAAAATTCTGACCACCAACTGGAGTTCTCTAAAGCTCTGGATATTAGCATACTCAAAATCACCGACCCTAATAGTGGACTACGTTTAGTTCTTGAAAACGCCCTCAAAGCCCTACCATCAGGCAATGCAAACAACCCGAACTGGGATCAAGTGATACTTGTTACTGGACCTCCTGGTTCAGGCAAGTCTTCTCACTTGAGAAAGAACCTGTTTCCGACTCTTCTTTCCAACCATAAGAAAGTTTTGTATATTACGCCTACAAGTAAGCTTAGAGACGAAATGCGTTCTAAAATCACATCCACCAATGTCGTCGTTCACACTGTACACACTGCTATGACCTTTGCTATTTCTACACTCCCAGATGTTATCATTATTGATGAATGCTACACTTACCCTTCAGCCACTCTCGCTTGGTTCACT